ACCTTTGCCACCTTCTCAACGTCACCGAGCGAACCGATATTCTCAGGCTTACCGCCCATGAGCTGGAACGGTACGCGGTGCGCATCCATCAGGTCAGCGGCGCTGGCTTTCTTGATGTTGAAAAAGTCATCCTTTGTGGCGACCTCGCTCAGTGGCACGATTTTAACGCCGTCCGGTTTTCCGCCGGGGGCGTAGAAAAACAGATTCTTAAAGTTCCCGAGTCCTTTCGAGCTGCGCATTGCGTCGCGTAATGCCTCGACGTCGGTCGCACTCTGCGCCGGGTCGGTCACATACATGATGTAACCTGCATGCGCGCCGTTCTGGTAATACTTTCGGCGAAACAACGTAGCCGACTCATTCAGCCAGGCGGAATTGAGCGCGCTCAGGTATTCAGGCAGGCCGTAAATCTCCTGATTAATATCGGGCTCCAGTAACTGGAAAACGCTGTCAGGTGCGAACTCATGCGGCAGAGTAAAGTTTTCCACAAACCAGAATGCACCATCTTCGACCCCGCGTCGGGTGTATTTCGCCGGTGAGGCCAGTAGTTTGATTAACTGGCCGGTAACGCTTTTACGTTGCTCAAGAAAAGCATTACCAAACACCAGATAGTCGAGCGCGAAGCGGCTGAAATCCTGCCGGGAGAGCAACGGGTGCGGGATATAGGTGCTGGCGAGCACGTTGCGTTTGACGTAAATCGGCGAGCTGTGATGAACAGCAGAGCGCAGGCTTTTTGCCAGCCCGGTAAAGCTCACCGGCGGCTCGTACCATTTGCCGTTACTGAAACATTCCACATAGTCGAGAATATCGCGCTTATCGAGCACCGGCACCGGCTCGCCAAAGGTGAACGCCGTCGTTTTTGGCGGTGCGCTGGCGGTCAGTTGCTGTGGCTGGCTGGCTTTCAGCGCAGCGGCTTTACGGGATTTCTGCTTACCCATTAGTTGAACTCCAGAATAGATTTAGGCTGCATGCCGCTACCGGCAGAGAGTGGTTCGTTTAACAGGGCGTGCATGGTCGCCCATGCAATATCGGCGTGACTGGCTTCCTCGGTGCGGCTAGCCTCGTAGGTGGCGCTGCGTCCACTGCTGGTCATGGTTTTGCGAATCGACATAAACGACAGTGTGACGTCGGTCGCCCCGGTGTCGTACTCCAGACAGCCGCGGCGAATGGTGTCTTTCGCTTTGAGCACCATCGCAGTCTTCATTTCAGGTGTGTAGCGGATGCCGCGCGCCGCCGGGAAGAATGAGCGCACCAGTTGATACACCCCGAGACCGAGCCCGGTCGCATCAATGCCGATGTACTCAACGTTGTATTTCTCGGTCAGCTTGCGGATGCCCTCTGCCTGCGCGGCAAAGTCCATGCCTTTCCACTGGTGGCGCTCCAGCATGCGGAATTTGCCGCCTGACACCACCGGTGGTGCGAGTACCACGCACCCGGCGCTGTCGCCGGTGTGTGATGGGTCGTAGCCAATCCAGACCGGGCGCGAGCCGAACGGACAATCGGCAAACGGCGCGTAGTCCTCCCATTCTTCCAGCGTATCGACCATGCAGCGTTGCAGTTCCTCGAACGGGAACACCGACGCTTTATCGTCGACAAACTCGCACATAAACAGGTTCTTAAAATCATCAGCACTGTTTTCTCGTTTGAGCTGGTCGAGGTCGAACAGGGTGCATCCCCCGGCAAGCGCGTCCTCAATCGTGACAATCTGCCGCCACTGACCATCGCCGCAGGCCACGCCACCGGCAAGCGCAGTGTGGCTGATGTCGATTTCGATGCGGTCAGCGGCACTGGCGCGCCCCTTGTTAAACAGCTCACCAGACCAGAACGGATAAGCCCCGTGCGCCAGCGTTGAGGGTGTCGAAAAGTAGGTTGAGCGCAGATGACTTTGCGAGGCCATGCCTGAGGCCACTTTGCGCAGCTTCTGAAAATTCGGGATCCAGAATATTTCGTCGACATACAGGTCGCCGTTATGGCTCTGCGCGGTGTTGGAATTGGTACCGAGAAAAATCAGTTTTGCGCCGTTGTTGCCGATGACAATCGGATCGCCGGTCAGGTCGACGTCTACCTGCCGTGCAAACTGGATGATGTATTCGCGGAAGACATACGCCTGCGTTTTACTGGCCGAAAGGAATATCTGATTGTGGCCGGTCTTGAGTGCGCGCAGGAGTGCCTCGCGGGAGAAATAGAACGTCGCGCCAATCTGGCGGGATTTGAGAATGTCGCGGATACGGTGCGCCAGTCCTGCCTGATACCACTGGAGCTGATAGTCGAATGACTGGTCGAAGAATAACGCCTCCAGTTTCTCGATTGCCTCGTCGCTGAAAAAGTTCTTTTTCGGCTGCTTACGCTCGCCCTTGTTGCGGTTGGCGACATTGGGGTTCAGGTCGACCTCGTTGCCGGTCTGGCTGTAGCGGTTCACCCGTGCCAGTCGTTCTATTTGTCGTCCGAGCAGGTCAATCTCTTTGAAGTCGCCGCCTGACTTTTGTGGCTTGGCGATGAGCTGAATAAGACGTGCCTCAAGGCTGCTTTCGACGCGGGAAATCGGCGCAATGCCGTCCCAGCCGTCGCGCTGCTTCCAGCTCTGAACCGTCGGGCGTTTGACCTGCAGCATGTCGGCAATCTGTGGCACGGAAAAACCCTGCCAGTAAAGCAGTGACGCCTGTCGTCGCGGGTCATGCATGAGCGTTGTATCGGTGGAAATGGTCATTGATGCCTCGCCGTAGTGGATTCAGGGCAAGGCTACTTAATGGCCGTCTGTGATTCGCTAAGGTGCTGTTGTGTGGGCGGTTGTCCAGTCGTCATTGGTGGTCTGGCGTGGCCTGAGTCTGGAAACTGGCGTTGACCAGTAACCCCAACCTCAGGACTTCTGACAATGGCAAAAAAAGTCTCAAAGTTATTCCGCATCGGCGTCGAGGGTGATACCTGCGACGGTCGCGTTATTAGCGGTACCGATTTGCAGGAAATGGCGGCCACGTTTGACCCCCGCGTTTACGGTTGCCGCATCAACCTCGAACACCTGCGCGGTACGTTGCCGGACAGCGTATTTAAACGCCTGGGTGATGTTGTTGAGCTGAAAGCGGAACAAATTACCGAAGACACCATCCTTAAAGGCAAATGGGCGTTGTTTGCAAAAATGGCCCCACTCGATGAGCTCGTCGAAATGGTGCGTTCCGGTCAGAAGGTTTACACCTCGATGGAAATTCGCCCGAACTTCGCTAACTCTGGCAAGTGCTATCTGACCGGGCTGGCTGTCACCGATGACCCGGCAAGCCTCGGCACCGAGTACCTCGAATTCTGCGCCAAAGCGAAGCAAAACCCACTCGCCGGTAAAAAAGCTCACCCTGACGATTTGTTCTCTGTTGCCACGCTGGCAGAGCTGGAATTTGAAGATGTTCCCGACACGCTGCTGAACAACCTGACCGAAAAAGTGCGCGCCATTTTCAGCCGCCAGCAGGCGAACACTGATGCAGGCATGAAAGACGTGCATGAGGCGGTGACCGTCGTTAGCGAGCAGGTGCAGACCAACCTCACCGAGCAGGATAAGCGCATTTCCAGCATGGAAACCGCATTCGCCACGCTTAAGCAGGAGCTGACCGGCAAGGTTACTGAAACCAGCCAGGCATTTTCCTCCCTGAAAATCTCCCTCGATACGCAGGAAAACTTTAACCAGCCGCGCCGTGCAAAAGCCAGCGGCGGTGGTGGCGATGAGCTGCTGACCGACTGCTGATAAACCGCAGACCGAAACCGGGCGGCAACTCCGCCCGATGCTGTGAACAACCGATTCATTCAAACAGGAAAGACTATGCGTCAGGAAACCCGTTTTAAATTCAATGCCTATCTGACTCAGATTGCCAAACTGAACGGCATCACGACCGATGATGTGGCAAAAAAATTCTCCGTTGAGCCGTCCGTCACGCAAACACTGATGAACACCGTGCAGGCGTCCTCTGCATTTTTGCAGACGATTAACATGTTGCCGGTTGCAGAAATGAAGGGCGAAAAAATCGGCGTGGGTGTGACCGGCACCATCGCCAGTACCACCGACACCTCGGGCGATGATGAGCGAAAAACCGCAGATGTCACCGCGCTTGAGTCCAGCAAGTATGAGTGTGACCAGATTAACTTTGACTTCCATCTGACCTATAAACGCCTCGACCTGTGGGCGCGTTTTCAGGACTTCCAGCGCCGCATTCGTGACGCCATTGTCCAGCGTCAGGCGCTTGATTTCATCATGGCCGGCTTCAACGGTACCACCCGCGCCGCGACCTCTGACCGCAGCAAAAACCCGATGCTGCAGGATGTGGCCGTCGGCTGGCTGCAGAAATACCGCAACGAAGCCCCGGCGCGCGTGATGAGCAACATCACCGACGGTGACGGCAATGTCGTTTCTGCTGTCATTCGCGTCGGTAAAAATGGTGATTATGAAAACCTCGACGCGCTGGTGATGGACGGTACCAACACCCTGATTGACGAGATTTATCAGGATG